TGTCGTTCTTACTCTGTTGTATCGAAGCGATTCACGCTTCGAATCTAACCTACAAAAAACTACACGACATGAAAACTACTACTACAAAATCAGAAAACTGGACTTCAGAAACAATCACTTTTAAAAGCAGCAAGACATCGATCGAGATGCTCGGCTATAAGTTCTCGATCGAGAAAGACGTAGAGGAAAGCAGCGACGAGCTAGGCTTCGAATGCTGGAACATTATCGAAAGCGGCAGCGTCGCTTTTAGCGTCTCGGCATTTGAAGACGATAAAGAATACATGGCGATCTACGGAGACATCGTAAGAGAAGCTCCTACAGTCGCAGAAGCTGCTGCGAAAATGATTACGAACATCTACTAGAAAAAAAACTCGAAGCCTCCCTGCGAAAGCAGGGAGGCTTTTTTGTGTCTGCATATTGACAGCGAGTCTCTCTTTAATGGCAGCTACTACTACTACAGCGCAGCTTATCGCGATCCGCGACAAGATGCTTATCGCTATAAATAAACTAGCGGAGGACGGAATCACATCCTACAGCATAGGAGACCAGACTTTCTCCCTGGCTGACGTAGGCAGCTTAATCGACCAGGTCGAAAAGCTCGACAGACTGATCGCGCTTAAGGACCGAACCCTGGGAGCTAGAGGACAGAACAGAATATCGATCCGTAACTTTAATGGCTAACAAAACTAAAAAACCGAGCAGAGTATCCTTCGCGATAAAGCAATTCGTCCGAGCCTTTCAAGGCTATGACGCTGTCAGTAATACTCGATACAGAGCATCCAGGGGGAATACTCCCATCCGATCTGAGGAGGTCGAGCTTAATCAATACGATCGAGATCGACTGATCTCGACCTGTCTGGAGTTCCGTAGGAATAACCCTGTGGTCGCTTCTTTATCCAGGCTGCGTAAGGCAGACATCGTAGGCAGGGGAGTAATCCCGCAGCCTGCGACTGGAGACGACGAGACAGACTCTAGCATCCTGGAAGCCTGGAGCAAGTTCGCAGAGTCCCCAGAGGCGACGGGAACTATGGATATGCGCGAGATGCAACAGCAGATGATCGACTCGCTGCTGTTCTACGGAGACTGCGGTCTGATCGTAGGTAAGGACCAGGTTCAATTTATTGACGGCTCCAGGATCGGAAACCCTGGCGGCTCCGTTACATCTAACGAGGAGTCGAGCTTTCAGAACGGAGTAGAGATCGATAGGATCGGAAAGCCTGTCTCTTACTCTGTAGGTAATCGCGTATCTGGAACCCTAAGAGACATCCAGCTAATCCCAGCTCGAGACTTTATTCCATTCCTGCGCAGAGTCAGACCGACTCAGTATCGAGGCGTCCCAGAACTGGCTCCTGTTATTAACACTCTGCAGGACTGCGACGAATACGATCGAGTCGAAATGATGGCGGCTAAGGTAAGCGCGTCTCTAGCGGTCGCAGTAAAGCGAGAGAACTCTTACGAGTTCGAACTGCAGAATCGAATGGATGGCGGCGAGCAGGACGCTCTAGGCAATCTAGAGGAGTTCCAGCCAGGACGTTTTCACTACCTAGAACCAGGAGAGGACATTAGCGTTATCGGAGCGAACGGGCGTCCGAACGTAGACGGGATCCAATGGGTAAGCTATCTCCTGCGTAAAGTAGGAAGCGCAGTAGGAATCCCGCTCGAGTTCCTGTTAATGGAGATCGGAGGAAGCTCCTTCTCTGCGAGCCAGGGGGTCGTCCTTCAATACCAGCAGACAGTCGAGAGCTATCAGTCGGATCTGATCCGAGTGATGAGTAGGCTCTATCGTCGCTGGTTATCTCAGCAAATCGCAGCAGGTAATATAAATGTCTCGGCTGCAGCTAATCCCTTCGCGGTCCGATGGCAGCGTCCAGCCTTTCGCTGGATCAATAAGTCTGCGCAAGTTAAAGCGGACATGGAATACTTCAGAGCGGGAGCCATGTCTCTCGATGACATCACTGCTCCCTTCGGATATACTGCGGAGGAGGTAATGACTCGGAAGGCACAGAACATCGTCCAGGCTAAGAAGATCGCTAAGGAGAATAACCTGGGATCCTGGTATGATCTAGTAAATTTCTACAATACAAGCGCGAGCGCGAACTTCTCAGAGCTTACCACGCAGGAGCAGTTTAAGTCACAGAGAGAAGGAGCAGAGGAGAGCGAGGTCGTCGTAGAGCCTCTCATAACTAAGATCGGAGTCGGAGGAGTCCAAGCCATAGGCGATCTCCTAAAGAGCCTAGGAGAAGGACTGATCGACGTAGAGCAGGTAGTTACTATGCTTACCTCGATCTTCGGATTATCAGAAGAGCAGGCGAGAAAAATAGCCAATGGATAAGAGCTATAACGACTATCCAGAGGCAGCGTCTAATAACGCGAAGCGAGCTTTAAAATATAAGGACGAGAATCCCGATAACAAATGCGGGACTCCCGTCGGATGGGCGAGAGCTAACCAATTAGCGAAGCGCGAGAAGATCAGCCGCGATACGATCGCTCGTATGGCGTCATTTAAGCGACATCAAAAGAGCAAGGACGTTCCCTACTCGGAAGGCTGCGGCGGTCTAATGTGGGACGCCTGGGGAGGCTCTGCTGGAGTTAATTGGGCGTCCTCAAAACTCAAACAAATTGACAAGGAGCAGAACAGTATGTCGAAACAATTTGCATTCGGAGCAGCAGCTCTTAGCGAGACCCAGGTTAATAAGGAGCAAGGGACCATGTCCTCTGTCGCTCTAATCTCTATCGGTCCAGCTCTAGGACACGGGCTATATATTGACAGTAAATCTCTCGAGATGATCGAGGACGAACTAGACGGAGTTCGCTTGCCTGCTTACATTACGCACCAGGGAGCGATCTTCGAGGATCGACTCACTCGCGAGATCGGTCTATTCGATAACTTTCGCATCGAAGGAGATCGCCTCCTAGGAGACTTCCAGGCTTTCGAATCCTTCATGGAGGACGAGTCTAAAAAATACAATCGTCTATTCGAACTCGCGGAGAAGATGCCAGAGAGATTCGGTCTCTCGATCGTGTTCTCCGCTAACGCAGCCTGGGCGACCGAGAGCGGAGACGTAGAAACAGCAGAGAAACCAGACGACGCTCTATTCGATTATCCATCTATTCGCGTAGAGGAGGTCTCGAGCGCAGACTTTGTAGATACTCCAGCCGCAAATGATCGCGGTCTATTTTCTAAAATTGACACTAAACCCACTAATAAGATGACTAAAGCAGAACTCATAGAACTAAACAAAGACCTAGAGGAGAAGAATAAATCTCTCGCTCTAAGCGTAACTGAAGCCGAAGCTCTAGTAGAAGAGTTGCAAATCAGCTTTGAAGATAAAGCCTCTCTCGTAGAAGAAGAGATCGAAGACGCAGAGGAATCTGTAGAAGATGCAGAAGAATCTGTAGAAGATGCAGAAGAATCTGTAGAAGATGCAGAAGGTGCAGAAGATGTAGTCGCAGAAGAATCCGAAGAGGAAGAGATGCGCGAAAGCAAAACTCTTCCAGATGTTCGTCCCATGGAGGAGCAGATCGAAGAACTCGAAAAAGACATCGCCTCTAAGCTCGAAGAGATCGAGGAATTAAAGTCGAAGCTCGAAGAGAAAGACGAAGATCTATCCGAGAAAGGCGAAGAGCTAGAAACGAAAGAGGAGGAGATGCAGACTAAACTTTCTGAGATGTCCTCTGAAATCGCAACACTTAAGAAACTTATCGAAGGATCTGATCTGATCGACGCTCCTGCGGGAGACGAAGTCTACGAGCCTGGCAAATCTAGCCGAGCTAAAGTTATCTCCGAGTTCGCAAAAGAAAACAATATCTCAGAGTTCGCAGCGACCCTTCGCCTCGGCAAAGATCGTCCAGAAATCTTCAAGCTCTAATCACTAAATTATAATTATCATGTCAGTAACAACTGTAAAAAACAATACCCGCACTTTCGTAGCAGGCGAGGCACTAGATGCCTATATGCTTGTCGATATTGAGTCTGACGGCTCAGTAACTAAAGCTTCGGAAACTAGCGTCGCCACTCAAATCGGCTACACTATCGCTCCTGTCGCTTCTGGCGAAGCAGCTACAATCTCTCTCGTCGTTGGTGGTGGCACTAGCTACGCAATCGCAGACGGCGCAGTCGCTATCGGACAAGTCATTTACTCTGCGGCTGGAGGTAAAGTCTCCGCTACTGGAGTCGGTGCGCAACGAATCGGACTCGCTGTTTCTGCAGCAACTGCAGATGGCGACGTTATCGAAGTTATCGCATACCCTAACTAATCTAAACTAAAATCATTATGTCAGCAACTACTGTTCAAAATAACTCCCGCACTTTCGTAGCAGGTGAAGCACTCGCTGCCTATCTGCTCGTAAAAGTCGAAT